TGGAGTAGTTATAACCAAATCTGGTTGTGGAGTGACTAAATCTGGTTGAGGTGTAATTAAATCTGGTTGAGGTGTAATTAAATCTGGTTGAGGTGTAATTAAATCTGGTTGAGGAGTTGTAGTTGTATAAGCAGGAACTTCAGGAGTAAATACCGCTCTTGCGACTAAAATATCCCATCCTGGCTCTGTAGCACTTCCATCACTCTTAAAGTAGAAACGAACATAACGAGTATCTATCTTATACCACTGATTAATCCAACCAGAATTATCGTTGCCCTTACTATCAGTTGCGTCGCTGGAAGGAAAAATCCAACCACCACCAGTTCCGTATCCACCATTCCCACTAACCCAAGAAGAACCCCATATTGTAGATGGTGATGAAGAAGATGATTGATATAAATATTGACTTAAAGGGGATTTAATATTATCTAAATTACCAGAGGAAGTTGATAATCCAGCGACGGTATTTGAAGCAGTAATACCTAACCTATCATACATAGAATAAGAGGAATGCTCTGTAGTAAATGCTCTGGGATTAATATAAATATGATTACCCGCACCAGCATCATAAGTGATATGACGAGAATGAGAGGTAGAATAATCATTACTTAACCCACCATCATCAGTAAATAACCTCGCACCATTATTAAGAACCAAAGGAGCAACATTATTCCCAACATCAAAATCACTAACTAATGCGTTATTACCATCAGCAGTAGAATTGTAAATTATAGTGCTTTCTGGAACAGCAGGAAAGTTTTCTACTAAATCTGGTTGTGGAGTGACTAAATCTGGTTGAGGTGTAATTAAATCTGGTTGAGGTGTAATTAAATCTGGTTGAGGTGTAATTAAATCTGGTTGAGGAGTTGTAGTAGTAGTTCCCTCTTGAAATACTAATTGATTGACTGTTTCATCTTCGGTATTAGTTCGCCAGAGTTGATTACCATCCCCATCTATAGCAGTAATCATATAGAACCTTTTTCCACCATTAGTTAAATCATTAGTTATATCAGCATCTCCAACAAAATTATTACCGCCGATGTTAAATTGGGGAGCATTATTAGCAAATCCAGTTGCGGGGACTGGAAAAGTAGGAACCTGCTGGTCTGGAAGTCCTGGTAAGATATAACCATAATTATCGTTCCCAATAGCACCGCTCCCAGCAACACCATCAACGACCATATCATTATAAAGATTTGTAGCAGGAGTTCCAGTTCCAAAGTCCTGAAACTTTAGAGGCATAGCGACTGTATTAACATAATCATTATGAATGTATAAACCCGTTATTAAAGATTGTTTATTTGGTGCGTATTCCCCAGCGCCAGATTGCGCCTCTTTAAAAGGAGTAATTTGAGTAGGCATTTCAATAATATCACCACCCACTCCTATAGAATTAATTGCTATACCTTCAACTGATAAATAATCACCAGCATTAATTATTACACCATCTCCCATTTGATTAGTCCAACGATTATCGCCAACAACTTCGGCGGATGCTTTAGAGCATTCTATTATAGTCGTATCCATTTATAATAGAATGTTAGAAAAAAATTTTATTAATTACTGAACTATTGTGGCTTGTCCGTTTTTCAAAAGAAGAACGCGTCCAGTAGTAGCAAAGAAGCGAACGAGGACTGATGTTAAGTAATCAGCAGTATTTCCTGGATAAGCATTACCAGATACAAAACCTCTTATGCGTCTAAAGACAACTGGAAGATTACTCATTACTCTACCACCAACACCCATACTTTCTTTTGCTAAAGACATCCCTCTCCAACTTTGAGATGCTGTTCTTTCCTGTTGAGTTTTACCCATAAAAGTCCAATCACTAAAACCAGATTGAGAGGCGATAAACTGACCTCCACTATTACCATCTATTTCTGTTGTTTGATTATCAAAAGAATATTCCCAAGCATTAAGAGAAAGTGGGCGCTCCATTACTGAAGAAACCTCTTTATATTTAAAAGAACTATTAACAACATCATTAGCGTAGAATGGCTTACTATCAATAACAAAATTATATCTATCTGGTATTTGGTCGTCATTAGCAACATAAACACCCGCGAGGTCATTAGGCGTTTTAACTGGTTGAACCACAATAGATTTAAGTGTTTTACCAGCCAAATTAAGTTGATGAGAAAATGTTGCGGGTTTCCAAAGAATTCCAGTAGGGTCAGCACCAATAGGATTTTCGGTGCTTTCAATAGTCATAACTTCGTCGTAAAGATGAGCGTATCCTCCTGGAGCGCCTATTTTCTGGGCTATATCCATCATTTCATCTGGATAGTAAAGATAGTCAGCCATTAAGATACAGGCATCTCTATCAATAGTAGCAATACCATTATTATTAAGCGCTTGTGCTGGAGCAATAAAAGATTTCTGGACTGTTTTATTCTGGTTAAACTCAATAGTGATTGAAACCTCCTGGTCTATAGCGAACAAAGGCAATTGAAATCCTTTTAACATAGGGATAAGACGAGAAAGAGGTAAGGAAAATTCTGGCGATAATGATGCGGTTGATTTAAGTTTTAAATGTTTTGAAACATCTGCGTTTGAATTTTTAGCAGATAAAAGACCTATGACTGTTCCAGTAGAATTAGTTGCGCCACCAATATCAGCAGAAACCCCTTCCTGAACTGAAAGCACATTCTTTTTATATTCTGGGGAATAAGACAAATTGGTAAAGGTAAGGAAATCACCGACCTTCTCTAAAGTTGAAACTCTACGACCACCAATTTCTAACCAACAACGATTTATCATAGCAGAAACTCCAGTATGGATAGGGAAAGCACTATTACTCTCTGGGTCGCCTCCCGCCGCTTGAGTAGGGACGAGCAATTTTAGACGGACTTTTGAGTTTGCGTCCAAAATACCTTTGCGGTCAAATACGAACTTAACGGAACTCTGGCTAAAAGAAACTGGATACAAAATATCTGTTTCTACTCTTTGATTAACGGGGTAGGCAAGAGTTTTTGGCGATAGGAAATCTTTTAATTCTAATCCACTCATTTATAAAATACGAATATATAAAATTAAATTTTAACTTTGTATATTTACGATATAACCATTACAGAACCATTCTGGAAGTTAATGGTATTTTTATGCTTAACGAAGATAAAAACCGAGTGAGGTTCATTAGATACTAAATCACTCTGTATGCGTAATCCTAAAGGACTTCCTTTAAAGTTAAGTCCGTTTTCTGTAAGATGGTCGTAATTGACCCCAAAATGATAAGAAGGAATAGCATCATTTAATTCAATACTCGTTTGGTAGCGACCGTTAGGTGTAGGACTGACTGTTCTATCTAAAGACAACTGGGTTCTTAAATTCATAAGGAAATTTGAAGCATCCCACACTCTATTAATACTATTAAGAGCAACATATTCTCTTTGACTATCTGCTGTCTGTAAGTTTTGACTTTTCTCACTATCAACCTCAAAATCAAGCGGGACGCGCAATCCACCTTTTAAAAATGTAATTTCATTAATAGGAACTCTTACTCTTAACCTCTTTTCTGTAGCATTATCATCTAACGCTAAAGTTTGAAGACACATTTGACTATCATAATTATTATTATTTAAGAAGAGAGAAGGAATCATATTACCCGTTATTGCTATAGTTCTTCCCGTATTAATATTCATCACCGAATTATGGTCGTTAGAAACAAGAACAGAGTAAAAACTGCTAAATGAATTATAATCCCAAGAGCCATTTTGATTAACCATCATAGCATCCTGTTCTTCGGGTGAAGGAACTAAAGCATCAAAAGTAAGTTGTAAATCTGTAAGTTCGTAAGTTTGACCGACTGTTGCTGATGCTGGATTTAACCAAAAGCCATTCTGTATTGCGTAGTTATTAGGTGCGAGTTGAATAGTGATGTGTAGTCCCCGAACTAATTGAAGGTCTATAGGAGTTGCGCCGTTCAAAAATCCTGCGTTAAGTTTAACAGAGAAATTTACTGACCTTTCACACATTCGCCCCTGCTGGGCGTCCTTTGTATTTGCGCATCCCGTAATGTTTGCTCCTCCTTCTAAATAACTTTTAAGTGAGTTAGTTTTAGGTGCTATAGAGGCACAGAGGCGATTGTAATTTTTAATCATTTCGTATGTTTGACCTTCCTGATTTGCTATAGATACATAATCAAATAAACTTTGAATTCCTGTGCGAGGGTCAATCCAACCTACATTAGCCAAATCTGCTGGATTACTATTTAATGGAAAAGCATCATTAGATAATTTTACTTTGAGAGTGCCGTTAATACGAACCGAACCCCCATCCATATATTTCGGCATCATAGGAACATCAAATTCAATCTGGGGTGTTCCGTTGGCGAATGAGAAAACTCCATTCCCAAGATTAGTTGGCGTAATCTGGATTACTTCTTTGTGGCGATTAGACATTATATATTTAGTTTATATATAATATTTTAAATTTATGTTTAAAGTTCAACGATTTTACCACCAGTATTGACTACCAATCTTCTTAAATGACCTACGAATGAAAGTATAAGTTTATTCTGTGTTGGAGCGTCGTATTCCTGTTTAAGCGCACATCCTCCTACATCTTTTAAATTATAGACACCTCCATAACGAGCAAAAGGGCGGGCAATAGCAAAATTTGAATGAGGAAGTCGTAATTCCCTAACATCCCAAGAGCAGGTCGTAAATGATTTCTCTAATTCCCATAATGCGATTTGTGAAGCCGTTGGAATAGTTTTAGATAAAGAACTTACATTTACCGAACGAGTTGGTTGAGGTTGTCCGTTGATATAAAACTGATATTCTCTAATATTATCTAAAGTGGTTTTAAGATTATCATTAGTTAAAGTTTGTGCTAAACCATTATTCATTGGAAGACAGATAATCGCCTTTGCCCGACTATTATACGAGGGGATTTGTATCTGGCTGACTGTTTCTCCGCTCTGGACATTATTGCGGTAAGTTTCATAAGTCATAATATCCATTTGAACTCCCTCTGCTGTCTGGATTGCTTTGGCGTATTGCTCCACTAACCCAGCAGGAGGGGTGATTTGTTTAAGAACTAACTCAACATTTCTAATACTAACGCGGGGAATAGCACTATCATATTGCCCCGTTGTAATAAAGACCTGACCTAATGGGTCTGTTCCTGAAGTCCAAACTGGGAGGTCTTTCGCGGCGGTTGCTGGATTGTAAGGTGCTGTAAGAGTAATTCTAATGTGGTCGCTCGCAAAAGCCCCGCCCTGCGCCACTAATTCTATAGATAGGACTGTGCCTAAAACTTCAGTAGAACTATCAGCAACAATCCCACTAATAGTATCACCAACTTTTAAGTTAGACATAGTAATAGTGCTGTCGGCAGATTGAACTTCTCCATTAGCAAAAACAGATGTCCCAAAGAGGTCAATAGTAGCAGAACCAGCACCACCCGTAACGATTGCTGTTCCATTAGCAAAAGGAAGACCACCAACAGCGGGGTCAAGACCAATATTATTAAAGTTCTTAAGATATTTACCAGCATCATTAAGGTCAATCTCAACTCTTAATCCATCAAAAAGTTCAACGGGGAAAAGAGAACGACCGCCTAAAACGCCTGAATGAAGAGGCATAGCAATCTCAAGAGTATTGGGGTTCATATCAACGGAGGCGTTAATAGTAGTTCCAACTGGAGTTTCTGGGTAAGCATCAAAAAGCGAACCTTCAGTAAAAGTAGTTGTCTTTTCTGTTCCTTCAAGAAGTTCTCTTTTATTCTGGATACTTTCATTTCTGGTGTAATGATTTTTAGTAGCAACGAATTCAGCATAATTTTCTAAATTTTCTAATTGAATTTGCGAATTTCCATCATAGATACGAATTCTATCAATAACGCCCTGCGCGCCGACTGTTTCATCTAACTTAAGACGGATATGATTTGTTGCTGAAGAGTTTTGAATACCAATTTGAAATTTAAGGTATGACTGACGAGGGTCAATATAAGACATAAAGGAAGGCACTTCAAATCTCATCGTTTCACCATCGCGATAATCCTGTTGATGGTCGCTGGGAACGATAGTAGATTTAGAGCCGACTGTAGTTGCGTATGGGGAAGATTGAAACATTATACATTTCCTAAATATTAAAATTTCCATAAAAATTTAACTTTGTCTATATTAAATGTGGAAGTTTATATTATGGGCTATTGGGGTTAGAAACCCAGAACAATCTATAACACCAAATAGTATGGCTAAAATACCAGATGATAAATTTATAAATTATGCGAGAACTAATAATTCAACCCTAAATAAAGCGAAATCTATTAAACAAAAACAACAGATAGAAACTTATTATGATAGATACAATCATTAATAAGATTTAATATTTAGGCATTCTGCGACCACCTCTTTTACTTCTAACTCTATCAGGAGGAGGAGCAAGATAAGATGCTCTATTACCACCCATATAGACATTAGGAGGATTTACAGATTTAACATTTGGGGTCATAAGAGGTTTGGCTGTTCTTCCCCTAACCTTACCGCCTGGACGAATACTTTTTTGTCTTTTCATCCTGCGTTGATAAGGGCGTTTTTTACCTCTTACATCTTTACCGCCTCTGTGATACATTTTATCACCTCTTTTAGTTGTATAATCTTTATCACCTTTACGGGATATAGATTTAGCACCTTTACGACGCCGTTCATCTCGTTTATCCTTTGCTGTTTGGGGCATTATAGAATATATATATATTATAATTCTTCTTTGAGTTTTTTAAGTCGTTCGTATTCTGCTTTCTTTTTTGCTAAAATCTTTTCTCTGTGTTTCTCGTAATATCTTTTAGATGCTTTTGAAGTGGCTGATTTACCTTTTTCGCTTTTATGATATTTTTCCATAGATACTCTACGGGCTTCAATAAGAGCATCATAAAGTTCTGCTTTGGATGGTCCAGCATTTTCTACATCTACAACCCAATTACCAGAAGCATCCCATTCTTTCGTTTCGTCGTATTTACTCATTTATATATATTTCTAAATATAATAATATTTTATATTTAAACATAAAACTATCTACGCCATTTACCGATTGTATTCCAGTTCTTTCCTGTGAGTTTAGGTGCTTTTATACATTCCCAATCTTTAAATTTTTCTATCAATTGAGGAGCATAAGTTTCCCTCCAATCTTTTCTACCAAGATGAATTTCCATAGTTAGATATTTAATATATTCTGGTATTTCCTCTAATTGTGAAAATAAATTATATTCAGCACCTTCACAATCAACCTTAACGACTTCTGGTTTTATTCTTTCTAATTCTTTTTTAAAATTTACTGCTTCTACAGATAATTTCATTCTTCCTCTTTTAATGTATTGAGAAGAATTTCCTAAATTAAATCGTTTTTTATTAACGAAAAAATCTACAGATTTACTTTCATCAGGAACTAATGCCTTCATATAAGCAAAGCAATTAGGATAGTCAGCCACATTCTTTTTAAGAACATTAAAATTAGTTTCTAAAGGTTCATAAACATATACCTCTTTAGCACCTTCTTTAAGAGCCAGAGCAGAGTAAGCACCAAAACAACCACCTATATCTAATACTATTTTATCTTTGACGGGCATCCAGGAGTAAGTAGGTTTTATTTCTTTGATAATCTCTTTATCATAAGAACCTTCTCTGTAGTAAAGATTTGACTTTTCGTCTTTAAGAACATTATATTCTCGTTGTGAATATTCCATTATATCACTTATTTAGATTTTTTATTTTTTCTGTTTTTCTTTCGTTGTTTAGGTTCTTTTGATTTAGAAGTATCAAAGCATTCGTTATTTGCTGGTTTCTTCTTAATAGGGAATTTTATGTCTATATTTTGAAAGAGTAAATGAGGTTCTTTAATACAATCATAACTACCTACAGAAATGTTGGTTTCGGTATGATATTTGTGTTCTTTAATATCGTTCATTTATTATAATATAGGTTTATTTTATAATGAGTTTAATCACACTAAAGAACGATAGTCAGCAGTCGCCCTGGAATTTTCGCAACTATTTTCGCGACCCTATTATTTTACCGCCTAAATCATCTGTATCTCTAAATTCCGCTGTTGTATATAAAGGTGAGGAAGTTGATACTGATGGTAATGATAATGGGGCTGTTATGATTGGTGATTTAGATAGTGGCTTAAATCCCGCATATAATTTTACTATACCACTTAATTCTAATGGAGGTTCAACATTTTCACCCATCGGTATTGCTTCAGCATTAACGAATACTATTAATGGATGTTTGGGGCAACCCGCTTGGGCTGATAATCTTAATGGGAGTGAAACTTTTAATGCTACTTTTGATGCTACTTCAAAGAAAATCATTCCTACATTAACGCAGAAAACTCTACCACCTTTTAGTGCCTTTACTAACCCTTTTGGAAATGCTAATTCTTTTTATTTTAATGCTACAACTTTAGTCGGTGGAGCAACTCGTATCACCCGCAACGGGAACGCTTATGCTCCTGCTCCTGGTGCTATTGAACCAATTCAATCTGCCGTATGGGGACAATCAGTTCCTCGTAATGGAGGTGTTATGTTATTTCAACTTAAACAGAATGCTTTAGGTCAATACTCACCAGGCACTTCAATTGCTCTTGGTATGACTTCTGTTGGTGGAGGGGATGAAGGTTCTTATGCTACTATTAATGCTACTGCTCCTATGGGTTGTTTAAGAGTTAGAACCTATGGTCCAGGAGGATTAACACCATCGCGCTGTGTTTTAGAAGTTAATGAGGGTGATTTAGAAACTGCTAATTACATTCAATTTGCTCCATCTATTACTGATTTAGACCCCGCTAATATCTACACATTTGCTTTTTACTTTGATGGTCCTTATTCGCTTGCCGTTAAGTATTCTACTAACTACGCTGTTGAGTATGCTAATCCTGCTAATGTATGGACTGAAGTTTATAGTATGAAAGGTCAAGCACCTCCTATTAGTATGCCTACATATTACGATAATTTATCTGTTATTGTTAGGGCTGAAAATACGAGTGAGGTTATTGATTGTTTTGGAACTCTATCTTCTCAAAGTGGTTATTGGGATTGGGAAAATGATGGTAATCTTACTGGGCGTAATGATGTATTAATGGAATTACAGCAAAGCGTCGCCTTTACAGATACATTAGAGGGAGTTTATCCCGCCCAATATCTTAAAAAAGAAATTAATATTCTTAATGATACAGAGGCAGATGATTTTGATTTACAGCAAACAGAGTGGGAATTAGGTCAAGATATTTATGAAACTCAATTAGGTAAATTAATTGGTTGGTCTAAAGGTGATAAAGCATCTTTACTTTTAGTTCCAGCAACCGCAGGACAATATCAAATATGGAATGCTTCTCCTGTTGGGACTGTATCAAATACTAATCTTTTACCGACCTTACATATCCAATTAACGAACTTCGGTATTGATAGTAAAAATGGCGCAGTTTCTAATAATGTAAAAGATATAGCCGTTATTCCCCAATTTACGGAAAACAAAGAGGATAAAACATCACTTCAACATTTATATTATCAATCGGGTTATGAGAACAGAATAAATCTTAATAATCTTCAGGAAATCACTTTAAATCAAATTGATTGTCGTCTTACTTACGATGATAATACAGAGGCAGATGCTTTAGAGGATTTTACCACTCTTATTATTAAGTTCCATAAAGGGAAAGAAGATTAATATTTACTCTATATATAATGGGACATAGGGAACGACTATCGTTAATGAAAGTGAGGGATTTGAAAAGAGAAATCTCAAAACAAAATATTAAAGGATATTCCAAGATGAAAAAAGCAGATGTAATATCTTTAATCATCAAAAATAAAAATAGGTTTAGTCATCTTTTTCCAAAAACAACTTCCTCTGGTGGAACTCAAACAGATAAACCGACTGCTAAACCTCCTGCTCCTGCTGTAGCAAAGAAAGCATTACAAGCGAAGCAGTCCGCAAAGAAGGTTATTAAACTGAAAAAGAAAATTACTCTTCCAGGAACTCCCAATACAAAGAAAAAAGAACCTCGTAAAAGAGTGTATAGGTTTAGGGTAGATGGTAAAGAATTTAAAAAGACAAATGATAGTTGGGCGAGAATAATTGAAAATCCTGGTGGATTACCTATAAAACAGCAACCTAAATTATGGAGTGCTTCTGCTAATCTAATGTATTCTAAATTAAGAACCAGAGGTCTATTAAAATTTAGTCATAATATTAAAACACAAGATAAAAAAGGAAAACCCTATCAACCTTTAATGTTGCTATAATATATATGACTTATCGTATAACTTCTTATACCAGAGCGAGAGCAAGAGCAATTGGCGTTTCAGTCAAAGTAGCCAAAAACCAGAAGAAAAAATTAGATGTATTTAGGGCTGGTAAAAAGGTCGCAACAATAGGAGCGCGAGGAATGGGTGATTATCCAACTTTCATAAGGACTAAAGGAAGGGAATTCGCTAATAAAAGAAGGAAAGCATATAAAAGCCGTATGGCGAAGAACAGAAAGATAGTGCGTTCTAATGGATGGTATGCGGATAAACTTCTTTGGTAATTTAAATTATTTGCGTTTATTTAGGCATTTTATTATATTATACTATATTATAACAAGATGGAAACCGAAAACTCACAGACCCTTCACCAATCACACCAGCAATACTGGAACTCACACCAACAACTCAAATACCCTAATATGAAAGAGTATTGTGAAGACCAACTTTTAGGTAAAGCAAAAGAACTATCTACTTTTGATATTATTAAAAAAGTAATGGGAACTCATATGCGTTGCTCCAGCGATAAATATGCTTGTCTTGATTATTTTAGCACTATCTATAAAGTTAAAGGAGAATGTAAAGCCCGCAGAAATACTCATAAAAAGTATTCTACAACTATGGTCGGGGAAAATAAAATTATTGAAGCAGAAAGGTTAAAGAAGAAAGGTTATGAAGTCATATTCTTTTTTAATTTTACTGATGGTTTATATTATTTCAAATATAGTAATTTTGATAATATTAGAAGTCATAAGAAAATAGGCGGAACATATCGCAGAGGATTACGAGAGATGAAAATGTATCGTTATATTAATGTCTATGATTTAATAAAAGTTGATGTAAATTGCCCTATTGATTATATAAAAACAAAGAGGAAAAAGAAGTCAAAGATAGGAGAGTTAATGGAAAAGAAAAATGTAAAAGTTTAGAGTAAGTTTTTTCCAACTTTTTATATATGTTTAGTATATAATGAGTTTTCAAAGTTTATTGCCTACGATTAATCCAAATCTTGACGAGATTGCGGAAGATAATGTCCCCCTACAACCTCCAAAGAAAAAACCCACTCCAGATGAAATTTTTATGGAAGTTTAAGCCACCAATAAAAAACATCGGCAGGCGAAGAAAGAAAAAGGTGAAGAAGAGGGTGAAGCCGAGAACCAATTAGTTTCTCCAACCCAAAATCAACGGCAGGCGGAAAGTCCTAATATAAAGGTTGAAATAGTGGATAAACAAGATAAAGAACAACGAGCCACAAAGAAAAAGTATCCTCATTTAGAAAAGGCGAGGGCTGTTGCTTCCGCTAATCGCAAAAGAAAAGCGGATGAAAAACGGGCTTTAAAAGAAAACCAAAAGATAGAAAAGTTAAGGGTCAAACAGGAAAAAGCAGAACTTCGTAAGGAGAAAAATAGACAACGGGCTTTGGAAAACTATCATAAGAAAAAGGACTTAAAGAGGATAAAAGAGATAAAAGAAGAAGAAGAAATTATCTCACCCCGAAGTATGAGTTCCGCTATGAATTACGATAAGTTCGCAGAATATATGAGTAAGTGGGAGAATAGTAAAAAGGAAAAAGTGGAAAAAATACCTTCAAAACCTATCCCCGTTCGCAAACCTCAATATATCCCCCGACCAGTTTCCCCTCCCCGAAGACCAGAACAACCAACCAACTATTTATCATTCTACAGAGAAAAGAAAAGTGTAAATGATTTGTTTAAATTATAATCTATATTATATATAAATGAGTTTAGAAATACTCCCTATTACCCCGCTTAAGGATACTGAAAAACTATCTTATCATCCACATCTACCTTCAGTAAAAAAGAACAGAGGATTTATCTTAAATTTAGTAGGAAGCACCGCATCTGGGAAGACAACATTAATTAACAATCTACTTTTAAATAAAAATTTCTGGGGTGGGACGAAGAATGCTTTTGATAGTGTTTATATATTTAGTCCTTCTATTTATATGGACGATAGTTGTCGTTTCTTAAAGGAACACTTTGATTGTTTTACTGCTTATGATGATGGAATTTTATCTTCTATTCTTTCTACGCAGGAAACTTATGATGTTAAAGATATGCCTCGTATATGTATAGTTATTGATGATAGTGTAGGTATGATTGGGAGGTCTTCAAAATTAAATCACTTCTTATCAAGATATAGACACTGGAATTGTAATGTTATAATGTCCGTTCAATCCTTTAAGGCAATTAGTCCAATAGGCAGAGCAAATGCTACTGATGTCTGTTTAATGAATGGGATTACAAATTCTAAAGAATGGGAGAAAATTTTGGAGGAATATGATAGTATGTATAAAGGTCAATTAACTTCTCTTTATAGGCAGGCAACCGCTCAACCTTATAATTTCCTTTATTTAAAGATGAGAGCAAATCCTCCAGAAGCATATCATAACTTTCAGCAGAAACTAAATTTTGGTGGCGCTCCCGATAAAGATGAGGATAAAATTTTAGAGGAAAAAATAAAATAGTGTTCTATTATATGAATGTATCTTCTACCCCTAATAATCCTGTATTACAATCCGCTTCTCCCTTTGAGTATTCTACAATTGCTCTGGGGATTTTACTTTTAGTTAGTGAAGTATTACCCTTCTTGAAATCCAAAGGCAACGGAATTACCGAAAAAATTGTATGTCTATTAAGAGGTAGTGAATGTGTCGCTAAAAAGGTCGCAGATACTTTAGAAACAAAGGAGGAACAATTACCATCTGTTTAAATTTCTTTTTATTTATTATATATTATCTAATTATATAATGAGTTCAACTTACAGAAATCGTTTCTCTTCATTTGCGGGGACATCTGCGGAAAATCAAACTTCTTACGATAGATATTTACAAAAGAAACAATCTGCTATTAATAGTAATAAAACCTCTATTGCTTCAGCCAAAGAATTAGCAACTCAACATCTTACGGGTGAGTTTATTAAAGGCGCTTCTGTTGAGGGTGCTGTTCGTCTATTGAAACCGACTGTTAAAGCGGGATTAGATTATCTTGATAGGGGAGGTGTTAAAGGTGGTGCGCGATTATCTAATTGGGTTGATAGAAAAATGGGTATGGGTAAATTTCAACCAAGAGAAGGAGTGGGTATTGATAATAAACCTAATACTGGTGTTGAAGGTCTTGAGGATGCTGATGTGCCTACAGTCAGGACTGGTGGTGATTATTCTGTTATTGATAATTACGAAGCACCAGAAAGCAACGGTCTTGTTGATAGTGCTAATTCTGTTCCTACCAGAGATGTTGTAAGACCTCAAGCCAGAATGGGTGAAACAAAAGAAGATACTGGGGATATGGGTGTGGAAATGGGTGATAATCCTTCTGCCTCTTCCGCCGCCCGAAGTGTGCGAAATGCTCGTCCTGAATTAGATGGTCTTGGTGATGAAATGGCTACGGAAAGTGCGGATGCTGGGGTTTCTACGGCTATTGATGAAGGTGCTACTGTCGGGCTTGAAACTGCTGGGGCGGCGTTAGATGCGACTGGTGTCGGTGCTGTTATAGGAGTTCCTTTACAAATTGCGGGTGCTGTTCTTGAAGGTGGTGCTATTTACGAAGCAGGAAAAAGTATCGTTGATTGGTTTAAACAGGATGTTCTTGGTGATAAAGCACCCCTCGCTCTTGGTAAGATGGCTTCTATTCCAAAATCATTTTCTACCTTAACATCTTCGGGTTTAGGTGCTACTCCTACGATGGATACTACTATGGATGCCCCTTCTGGTGGAGGTAGTTGGTGAATGCGTATTCTTATGACTTCACACCTATAATGGTAATAATGCGTTTTATTTAGCAAAAACTAATATATTGTTATATTATAATATATGAGTATAACTAACTCAAATGATTTTTTACCGAGCGGTATATTAAGTATGCCTAAAAAGAAGGGACGTCCCAAAAAAGCACCGAAAACAAAATTTAACCTCAAGACATTTTACAAGAAAAAACCATTTGGTAATGAAGACCAATACGGCGAACCTATAAAAACTAAACTCTCCAAAGATGCCTCTAAATACCTCGCTAAAAACTGGTTCAATATTAGTCCATTCAATTCAAAATTAATGAGGGCTGGTTTAGTAAAAGATAAATTGGTATATAATCCATATACTAAAAGAACAAAAAGAATAGGCGGTTATGAAGAAACATATGGTAATTATGAAACACAAGAAAACGCAAAAGAGTTCCTGGTTGCTTCTGGTAATTTCGGTCCCAGCGATGTTAGGGAAGGTTATGAACTCGTTAATAGAAATGGTGTATTATCTGTAGTCCCTTCCATAGCACTTCCAACCCATTATTTTGGACACCATTTCACCAACGCTGGATATAGTGGTATAGGTCAATTAAAAGAAGTATCTAAAACTAATACATTAGGATACAAAGTAATTAAATTAGAAAATAAACCAGATTTTAGAAATCCTGCTTTAGGATTTGTTGATAAATTTAAAAGACCTTTAAGTATTAGTGAATTAGATGTAGCAATAGCGTCTGGTAAAAAATATAGCGATAATGGTCCTGGTGGTGATTTTGGTAGGGGTGTTATTAAAAGGAGTTTAAAACCCGCTGGTCAAAGAATTACTGATACAACTGGTATGTCTTGGTGGGGTAATCAGCCCTGGAAAGCAACAGGCGGTTCTTTTGTAAAAGAGGATTATACTTATATTGAATCAGTTCCAGAAAAATATTCTACAACTCCCAGAGCATTTACTCCTGTTGTTTTGGCTCAATTGCTTTTTGAATATATTAGAAAAGAAACCACAGATATTACTGATACTAATCTTTTAGAAACTGGTTTCTCTAATAAAAATGCTTACAAAGTATCTATTAAATTTACAACGACTAATGATGGTGATGGCTCTCCTGGAACTAACTTTTTTGGTAAGAGAGCGTTTAAATGGATGCCCTATCAAAATTTCGCCAGATTTAAAAAATATGTTATGAAAGCAGTTGCTCGTCTTGATAAACAATTACAATCCAGTCCTGATGCTGGTGAAGAGGGTGATGAGGATATTCCTGATACTTTTCTTGAGGCGAATAGAATTAAGTTTATTACTATTGCTATTATTCCTGAAGTAATGGTTGGTTCTTGTAATGCGACATCTTATAGTTCTACGATTATAAGTAATGTTAAAGTTATATCTTATCGTTCTACTGGTAATAATTGTTTATTTACATCTATAACTAAACAGAATTGTATGCGGAAAAAGTCATATCCAAAAGGTAATGAGGTTCGGGTAATGTTAGGTATTGAAAGAGGTGTTCCTGTTGGTGTAGAACATCTTGACGCTCTTGCTGATATATATGGGGTCAATATTAAATGCTATATTATTGATAATGATAAATGTGATGAATTGGCTGTTGGGTTCTGTGATAAAAATGATGAGGTCGCAGAAATATTATTACATCTCGGTCATTATTACCATATCGTTCATAAAGATTGGGTGGGTCGTAAAGTTAAATGTAAAAGGTGTAATTGTCCCATTATTGTTAGTAATCTTCAAAAACATATATGTAATGAAGGGAATGTGACTTTCGTTAATAGGTATGTTATGAAAGATAGAATGGGTAAGTCAAAGATGCGGAAATATGTAGATGAATTTGATGGTGCTAAATTAAGTAAGAAAAAGAATGGCGATAATAAAGAAAAGAGTATAGAAAATTATCCAATTCATAATTTAGTATATGACTTTGAAACTTTCGCTTGTTCTAAAAATGGTAATTCATTAGTTTATGCTTCAGGAGTATATTATGTTGAAGAGGATAAGTATTTCCAGTTTTACGGCAAAAATGCTCTTAAAAATACTATGGACTTTATTTGGAAAATGAATGATGAGTTTAATATAGGTTTCAATCTTATATCTTATAACGGGGCTGGATTTGACCATTACTTTATCTATCATTATTTATTAGAACAGAAATATAAATTTGATAGTCCCCCGTTAATAAATGGTGGTCGTATTTTATGTATGTCGTTTTGGAAAAATAGAACATTTGATTTATTTTTATTCGCTTGTCCTAATTCATTAGATAGTTTATTAAAAGGTTTTAAAGTAAAAGAAATAGCCAAAGGTGTATTCCCACATCTATATCCTAAAAAATGGGCTGATGTAAAATTTAAAGGTCATATGGCTCGCAACTATTATCCAAAGCGTATGTTAATGAAAGTTGATGACCCTAAATGTGAATGGGCTGTAATTCCAGAGTTCTTTGACTTTAAAAAAGAATGTCTTACATATTTAAGGAGTGATGTATTAGGTTTATATGCTGTCTATGAAAAAATGCGAAAAGAATTATTAAATATAACTGGAGTTGATTTCCGTTCATATTTAACTATATCGCAGATGTCTTATGATTTTAATTGTTCCCTAATGAATAAAGATGATACAGCAGAACTTCCTCAAGATAGGGCTGTATATGATATGATAGATAAAACTATATATGGAGGCAGAACAACTCCAATTAAATTACGATTTAGTAATGAGTATCTTAAGAATAGATTTATTAAATGTAAAGGCAATCAATCTAAACTCAAAAAATTAATTAAAAAGATTGTTAAAAAACGCAAAGAGTTTGAAAGTCGTATTGAGGCAGGCGAGGATTGGGACGAATTAGTTTATGAATATAAGAAATGGGAGTATCTTATTCCTTTTGATGTTAAGAGTTTATATCCTACAACATATAGTAAGCCATTTCCAGCGGGTAAAGGTAAAATGATGACTGGTGATGAGTTCTGGGCTAATCGTCATATGTTAATGTCGCAAAAAGGTAATGTATATAAAAGAATGTATTTAGATACTAATCGTAAATTAAAATATGAAAAAGGGACTTATGCTTGGGGTATTTATGAAGTAGATATTATTAATATTCCAAAACATATAGTTCCTTTACTCCCACAGAAAGACGAAATAACAGAGGGAACTGTCTGGGATTTAAAACCCCGTAAAAGTCAAATGTATAATACTATTGATTTAGAAGAGGCGGAAAGGGTAGGTTATAAATTCGTTATTAAAAGAGCATTCGTTTATAAAATGGCGAAATGTCTATTAAATGATTTCGTCCAAAAAGTATATGCTATTAAAAAAGAGCAAGATATGTTTAAAAATAGTGATGACCCCGCATTAAAAGCAAAATATAATCCAGCAAAAAGAATGACTATTAAAATTATGTTGAATTCTTTATATGGTAAAATGATACAGCGTCCAGTATTAGAAAGTAGTGTTATAATTGATAGTTTTGAAAGTTCAGTTGATTTCCATAAAAAATATGATTGGAGTGGTTTTGAATTAGTTGGTGATGATAAAATTTTAATGACTGGTTTAATTAAAGATTTTGAGGGTGTCTGTAGTAAGCCCGTTCAGGTTGGTAGTTTTATCCTCTCATATAGTAGGGTAATTATGAGAGAGTATATGGATATGGTAGATGAATATCGTTGGATTGATAATGTTAAATCTATGAAAAGGTCATTTTATTATACCGATACGGATTGTATATGGATTAGTTCTTTTCAAAGGTATTTATTAGCACATCGTATAGGTGAAGAACTGGGTGATGTTGAAGATGAATTAGAAGGTGGTATTTGTTATGATACATATTTTATTTGTCCTAAAGTTTATTTAGCATCTTACTATATTGATTATGGTGATAAGGTCGTTAAGAAAACTAAAATGCGAGCAAAGGGACATCCGTCTTATTGTTTAAAGCCAGAATATTTTAAAACCTGTTGGGAAGAAGGTTCTGTAAAAACTGATGAGTTTATGATGTTAAAAAAGTTAAGGTTTAAACTCACAAACAAAGAAAAAGAAGAAGGGCATACAGAAATATCAATTAGGAAGTTGGATTGTCGTCGTCGCTTAAATCGGGACACTTGGAATGGACGGACGAAGTTGGTAAATGGGGATACTTATCCTTTGGGATTTTTTGATTTACAGGAACAAAATCAGTTGGATTTATTCCAGGAAGAGGTTGAGAGTGAGGAAGAGGAGATTTCGTTGGGACAATTGACCGATACGCCAACTTAAGAGTATCTTTGTTTTCCTTCCCAGTAATTAAACTATCATAACATCTCCATTCAAATTCTCTTTCTTTTAGCCAACATTTTCTATGTGCTTTGCGATTAGGGTGGTCTTTTGATTTAGAAAATTTTTTAATTGTTTTCTCACAATAAATACACTTCGTTCGTTTCGGTTTATTTTTATTATCCATTATGTATATATGATAGATAATAAAATCAAAAAAGAATTGTTGAAAAAACAAAAGCGTCGGGAATATATGAGAAATTATTATAGGAGGAAGAAAGAAGGTAAGGTTAAACCCCGTATCCCAAAAGAACCTTCTAAATTTAGTATGAAGCGAGGAGAGTTTATTGTTTCTTTCCAATAAGTTTGCCGTATTCCATTTTAAATCTTTTTGATGGGTTAGATTGTTCTCTTCTTATTTGCTTGATGTCTGGTTTGTTATGTAGAGGATTAGGTTTTTTAAATCTAACTAATGTTTTGGTTTTTGTCTTTTTTACATAGAACGGCATATATAGTATGATAATAAAAAAAATTTATTATGATACAGATATTTTACATTTTTATTTATTTTTTTTTTTTTT